TTCGAGGTTATCTTCGGCCGGAAGGACCGCGCCGGGGAAATCGTGGTTCGTCACTTCGACAGCTCGCGCACCTACAAGACCATCGGCCGGGCGGTTTCCGCGGCGATGCGGTGGACCCGATGACAATCTCTTTCATCGCCTGCCCCCGTTGCTACGGGATCGGCCGCTTCTCCTGCCCCGGTTGCGGCACCGACGGCCAATGGGCGAACGGCAAAACCAAGTGCTGCGACAGCCGCGGCTACCTCCCCTGCCCCGACTGCTTCGGCACCGGGCGGATCCAGGAGATCAGCCGATGACCGCCACCCACGAAACAATGACCGCCCTCGTCGACGCCTTGGCGAAGATGGCAAGGGCCGCGCGAGAAGTCGAGTATGCCGCCGCCGAGCTGCGGGTGCTGCTCGACTTCGAGGTGGAGGTGGACGGGGAGCGGTGCCACGCTTCGGAGTTGCTGGCCGCCAACCGCGACAACGGCGAGTTGCAGGCCGCGTTGATCGAGTTGCTGATCGCCGAGCCCGGGGCCGAGGAGGAAATCGACCTCGGCGACGGGGCCGAGGTGAAGTTGACCCGGGTAGGATCGTGACCCTCCACGACGCCCTCGGCCGGGCGATCGGCTGGCGGATTTCGAGGCGCTGGCGATGGGCCGCCCGTCGGAGGTGGCTGGAGCGGTGGGCGCGGATGGTAGCGCCGCGGGTGGACTACGATCGCCACAGTGGCCAGCGCCTCGGCCTGGATTGCCCCGAGTGCGACGGGGGCATGTTGCTTTGGGGCGAGCACGCCATGCCGTCCCTTTCGATGATCTTCCACAACCGGGTCGTGTGCACCTCGTGTTCGTTCCGCGTGTGGATCAATGGGGAGAGATAGAACGCGCCCGCCCGCGCGAGCAAAACCCATGCCAACTTGCGAAACTAGCCCCCACGCAAAAAGTCACTTGACCGCCGATTTGCCCGCGTGCATAATCGGGAGACTCGAAGGGACGCCGCCACCATGACAGCCCGCCGCATATTCAAGTACGAGCTGAAACTCAACACCGCTGACCACCTCGCCCGCGTGGCGGTGGACATGCCCGAGGGTGCCAAGGTGATCCACGTGGGATCGCAGGGGCCCGGCCCGAACCCGATCCTTTGGGCGTTGGTCGACGATCCGACGTGGCCCATCGAGCGCCGGACGTTAGGGGTTTTGGGTACGGGCCACCCGTGGCCGTGGCCCGACGACGCCCCGATCCGCCACATCGGCACCGCGGTTTGCAGCGGCGGATCGTTGGTTTGGCACGTGTTCGAGGCCGATGGTTCCGGCGCGTGGGGGGAGTGAGATGATCCGAGAACTTGCCCCAGGGCTAATCCTCGCTGGCGTGATGGTCGCGCTAATGGCCATGCTGATCGCCGTGTGCGCGATCTCTTCATCTTCCGCGGCCGCCGACGCCGCCGCCGCCCGCCGGGTGTGCGCCGCGCAGTGCCCCGCCGGATTCCTGATTGATTCCGACGTGTGTGTTTGCCTCGCGGAAGGTTGCCAACCATGATCCCCCTTACCACCATCCGCGAGGAGCTCCACGCGAACGACATCCGGCCGGAGTGGCAGCACGACGGTATCCCGTCGTGCTCCAGCGAGGAGTGCCCCTGCTACGACGGGAAGCGATGCCGCGCCCTCGGATTCAAGCCGGAGTCTATGTGCGAGCCCGCTGTTTCCGCGATGGTCGACGCCCTGACCGGCAAGGGGAAGGCCGAGACGCCGGCGATCCCCGGCGGGTGGGCCGAGGTGGAGGAGTGCGACGGTTGCCACTTCGGGCCCGTGCTGGCGACCGAAGCGACGCGGCCGCCGCTTCGCCGAGGTGAGCACCCCGCGCCCGTCAAAATCTGCGAGGTGTGTTTCAACACCTACCTCGGGACGCTTTGCCAATACCCCGGCCGCAGCAATGAGCCGGCGACCATGGAGACAATCGCGATCACCACCAACATGATCCTCGCGGAGATCCGGCGGGCCCGATGCGGTTGATTCCCGCCATCCAGGCGATCCTCGACGGCGCGCAGATCAAGCCGTGGTGGGAGGGGACCACGCCGTGGTGCACCCGGCTCGAGGATTCCGAGGCCGCCGAGCCGTGCCCGAGCTGGGAGGGAAAGCGGTGCCTCGCCACCGGGCACGATCCCACCGAGGATATGTGCGAAGCGGCGATCCACGTCATGGTTTCGTTTCTCGCGCCGCGCACCGAACCCGGGGAGGTGCCGATCTGCGAGCGGCTGACCTCGGCCCACCGGGCGGGGCGCGCCTTCGACGTGCCGCCGTTTACCTGCAAGGGAAACGCCTGCCACCGTTGGGTTCCGCAGGTGCGAACCATCATGGACGATCGGCCGGCGCTGGAAAACGATCCGACCTTGCCGGACCAAAACGAGCGATCCATCGAGACGGGCCTCGGCTGGTGCGGCGACAACATGTGCCGGCGCGCGTGGCCGGGGGTGAAATCGTGACCCCCCTCGACGATTGGCGCGAAGCCGAAACCCGGGCGTGGGTGGCCAAGTCCGTGACCGGCTGCATCCTGGCCTACCAAGCGGCGACCGAGGGGAAGGGCCGGGGCTGGCGGTATTCGATCCCGTTCCTGGCCGAGGTGGCCAAGGTCGAATCCGTGGCCAAGTGCCTCGAGGCCGAGGGGTTCCCCGCCGTGGTGAGGATTTCGCGGTGCTGGTGTGACGATTGCGAGAAATTGCCAAAGGACGAACGCGGGATCGCAGGGGTCTCTATCGTCATCGGAGGGACATCATGACCGGAGACCACCCGCGCCCGAGCCCCGTGGCTTTCACCCCGCACCCGGAATATCCACAGGCCAAGGCCTACTGGCTTGGAGTCCAGGCCGACGAGCTCCACCGGATACTCGGCCCCCGCTGCCCGGTGTGCGGCTACACCGCGCCGGAAGATATGGATCTCGCCACCGACCCCGAGCCGTGGCATTGCCTGTGCGGCGCGCGTGTGTACGGCCCCGAGGCCGAGAAAGCCCGGCGCGCATCCACCGCCATGGGCCCGCGACTCGTCGCCCGCCGCATGGCCGCGATTCTGGAGGTGGTGGCCGACCGCGCCACCCTTCCGGATGGCAACCTCCGCAAAGCGATCGACGAAGCCCTCGCCGCATGGAAGACGGCCGAGGAATCGATCGACGAGGAGCCGATCGAGTTGGTCAAGCCGCCCGCCGTCAAGATCCTCGGCGAAATCTTCCCCCCTCCCCCGCCGGGTATCGAGTGGCGCCGCCACCTCGAGATCATCGTCGAGAACCACAAGAACGCGCGCGCGCGCGAGGAAGCGTTGCGCGCCCGCGTGTTCGACCGGCTCGACGGCGACCCAGAAGACGAGTCGGCCCTTGCCGTGATCGACCGGACGGCCAGCAACCTCGCCGCCATCGAGCGCCGGGCCGAGAAAGCCGAGGCCGACCGCGATCAACTCGAGGCCCGCGTGTTCGAGGTGCGGAACCTCATGGAGACCCACCTCGTTACCCTCGACACCGGCGACGATCCGTGGTGGGAGTGGCCGAAGCACGCCGCCAGCAAGATCGCCACCCTTCGGAAGCAGCGCGACGAACTCGCGGGTGGGCCGAACATGCCCCCGCCGGCCGAGCGGATCGCCACCCTGAAACGCTACTGCGACGAAAAGGCCGCCGAGCTCGACGAGGAAGTCGATCGGCGGATCCACGCCGAGGCCGACCGCGACATCTGGAAAACCCGGTACCGCGAATTGGAGACCGGGTATTATTGGAAGATGGACGCCGTGCGGAAGGCGGTTGACGGTTGAACAACCCGATCGACGTGGCCGCGTGGGCCCTGCGGGATTCGGTCTGGGCCGATGCCCGCGAGCTCGAAGCGTGGGCCTCCTGGGTCATCGACCCGCCCGAGGGCACCGTTGACTATCGAATCCCGATCCCTGACCTCGACATTTATGCAGGAGTTCGCCGCCCACCCGAATACGCAAATGCTATATTGGGTCGGTTCGCACCCCTCACCCTGCAAAAAGTATTCATGTTCAAGCGCGGGATCTGCCGTGACGACGCCCTCCCCGCTAACGTCAACGTGGGCGACAAAAACCGAAATGGCACGATAAAACTAACCGACATCTGGGCCGACAGCGCCGACCCCAATATCACCCATTTCACGCTCGCGACGTTCGGCCGCGCCGTCATCCACATCGAGACGAAAACCGCCGTGGTCCGTGATGGCTGGCTCGCAGGGTCCGGCCGAGCCGCCGCAATGGCACTCCTACGGGGTCTGAAATGAAAACCACCACCCTGGCCGAAACCACCGATCGCCGGGGCGACCGTCTCACCTGGGAAATGCCCACCGGCTCGACACAGAACGCGGTGCGGCTCGACGCCGAGGCATTCCCCGTCCACACGCAGATCGAGGTGATTTTTCCCGATGGAATCCTATCCGCCGCCGTCGACCTTGTGGCCACCGTGGTCCAAGTCGGCCGTGCCCGCCGTTGGCTGCAATGGGGCAAGCCGGGCCGCCGCCCTCGCGTGATCCACCTCTACGCCGAGCGGGTGGGCGTGCCGGGCGCCGAGCTGCGCGCGCGGATCCCAACTGACGAAAAAACTTGACCCCGGATTTGCCCGGGGGCATAATCCCCGAAGGATAACCGAACCACAGGAGTCACCACCATGCCCGACCATTTCGACATCGCCCGAGTGAGCCACGGCGCCGTGATCGAGGCCATCAATGCCGGCCTCGACGCTTGCTGGGAAAACATCCTGGACCCGAACACCGAGGCCACGGTCAAGCGGGAGGTTACCGTCAAGATCGTGCTCAAGCCCGACGCCAGCCGCGAGGAGGTGGAGACCGCGGTCCAGGTCACCCGCAAGACCGCCCCGGACAAGGCGATCACTTCCCGCGCGATGCTCGGACAGGCCAACGGCCGGATCGTGGCGCAGGAGTATGTCAAACCGACCTTGCAAACCGACCTCGACGACCACATCGCCGCGAGGGCTGGCGACGGCGAGGCGATCACCCGCATCGGCGGGGGGAAGAAGGAACTGTGACGATGATCAAGGATGCGATCGAGAAGATCGAGGGCCTGACAACCAAGGGCCTGACACCGATCTCGGTCAAGCTGCGCGAGCGGCTCTACACGACCCGCAGCCTGCACCCGGTTCACGAGCCGGAAGCGGCAGGGCTGGCCCTTTCCAGCCTGCGCGGCCTGATCGACTACATCGCCGAGGCGCAGATCGCCGGCCTGGCCGAGTTCCCGAACGGCATGGCCCTGCACATCCGTGGACCGCGCGACGTGGGCCTGATCTCGTGGACGTTCGGCGACTTCCGCCAGCGCGACCACTACGCGCGCGCCACCCCGCCGACCGGCGACGGGTTCCCCTTCGGCAAGTACCTCGATGTCGAGGAGTTCGTGGTGCGGTTGCTGTCGCAGTTCGCGCAGACCAAGCACCGCGACGAGCTCGTGGCCGTGGTGGGCAACGTCCGCGCCGAGGCCGTGCAGACGATCGCGGACGACGGGGTGAGCCAGACGGCCACCGTCAAGCAGGGCGCTCGGCTCGGCGACGTGAGGATCACCAACCCGGTGACGCTGGCCCCGTTCCGCACGTTCCCCGAGGTGGAGCAGCCGGAGGTGGATTTCGTGATCCGGCTGCGCGGTGGTGGCGAAGGCCACCTGCCGACGCTGGCCCTGTTCGAGGTGGACGACGGCCAGTGGCGGAAGGTAGCGATCAACCACATCGAGGCCTACCTGATCGCCGAGATGGAAGACCGGGCGATCGTCCCGATCATCATCTGACCCCCTGCTCGCCCGCGGTCCCCCCAATCCCCGCGGGCGGCACCCCGGGCCCCGGTCGCTCTTGTCCCGCGCGGCCGGGGCCCACTTACCACCAATGACGAATTATGGCATGATGATCATGCTATGAGTCCGTCACCTACCAATTTCGCCGTCCGTCTCCGGGAACCCTCTGGGCTCATAGCAACCGGAGGCGGGCGTGCGATTGGTATGATCATGAAAACCTGCAAAACATGCGGAAAACCGCTTCCGGCCTCTATGTTTCATAAGGAGTCGGCGACTAGAGACGGACTTCGGGGATCATGTAAATCGTGCCGACGATCCCGCCTAAAAAAACCTGTACAATCAAAGACATGCAGGCTGTGCGGCGACACGAAGCCATCATCTGATTTCTATGGTGACGTTTACTCTACCGACCTACTACAAGGCGTCTGTAAACAGTGCGGTAATCCTGACTCCAGGAGAAGGCGACTACGTAACAACTATGAAGGCCGCCGCAGCCGTACAAGGACAGAAGATCAGAAGGAGCACCATCGGCGCTGGTGCCATGAAAGAAACAGGAATTATCCAGAAAAACTTTCGGCCCACAAGGCGGTGTTCAAAGCGCTTCGTAGCGGTGAAATAAAGAAGGCGCCATGTGAGCACTGCGGAAATCCTGAAGCAATTGCCCACCACGATGATTACAGCAAACCGCTGGACGTGAGGTGGTTGTGCAGGAAATGCCATTCCCGAACCCATAGCCAGTATGGATTAGAAATATGACGATATCCCCCCTCCTGCCTGGGCACCGCGTGGGTGTGGCACTGTAGAAAAAACACATAAAAAGGTATTCCGCGCTTGCCAAAGTATACGCGAAGGGTTATATTATAACCACCGAAAGGATCGACCATTGACCACGAAAGACCTCCAGAAAGCCATCGGCGCCGCGGCCGCCAAGCGGATCGCCAAGGCGTGCAAGCGCATGCGGAAGGCCAAGGGCCTCCGGCAGTATCAGATCGCCAAGGCGATCGGCTGTACCCAGCCGCAGATCAGCAAGTGGGAGCGCGAGGGGAACATGACCTCCGGCAGTATCGGGCTGTACCTCGCCGCCCTCGGCATGACGATCGACGACCTCGCCGAAGCCATCCTCGCCGATGCCGTCTAGCCTCCAGGATGCGATGGGGCAACTGTCCCTCGCGGGTGCGCCGCCCGAACCGAAGGCCCCGAAGTCGGTGGCCTACCGCCACCGCCCGGCCGCGCACCGATTCGAGATCGGGCGGTTCTACGCGCCGGTGGCCGACGTGCTCGGCGACCTCGCCACGGGCGAGATCATCCACGCCGCGTGGATGGCAGATTGGGGCGCCGAGGCGATTACCGCTCACGTGCTGGCCGGGTTCGACGGCCCGGCCGATCTCACCATGGCCACGTTTTCGATCGAGGGAGACGCGGGCGAGCAGTGGACCCGGGCGATCAAGGCCGGGCGGATCCGGAGCATCGCGATCCTGTTCGACCCGACCTACCGGGTTCAATCGGTGCCGGTGATCGCCGCCCTCGGCCAGCTACTGCCGGTGCGCTGCTATCTCGCCCGGTGCCACTCGAAAGTCTACCTACTCGGCGACGGTACGCGGTTTGTGACCATCGCCGGATCCTGCAACCCCCAGAGCCCGGAGCGCCCGGAAGTCGTGACCGTGGCCGAGGGCCGCGAGCTGTACGAATTCCACCGCGCGTGGATCGAGGCCGCCATGGCAGACGCCGACCCCTACGAGGAGTTGACCGGGTGAGCTTGCGCGACGCCCTCGGAGAGCTCCGCGGCGAGGTGGCCGAGCGGGCCCGCGAGGCCGGAACGTTCCGGGCCATTCTCGAGGCCGAGCCCGGAAGGCAGGCCACCCGCGTCGACGTGTGCTTCGACGTGCTCGGCGCCGCCCCGGCCGCCGGCGAGGTGATCCACGCCGTTTCGATCGGGGAATTCAGCGCGATCCATGTAATCGGGTGGGCCGTTGACGCCCTCGGCCCGCCCGCCGAGGTGTATTGCTCGACGTGGGCTGTTTCGGCCCATTCGGCAAAGGCCTTGGGGGCCGGCCTCGATGCCGGGTTGCTGTCGAAGGTGCGGTGCGTGATCGACCCACGCGGATCGTTCGTTTCCCAGGCCGGTTGGCCCATCCTGCGCGACGTGCTCGGGAAGGGGCAGTACGCGCGCGCGGCGACGCACGCGAAGGCCTACGCGATCACGGGCGCCCGCGGTTCCCTGTCCGTGGTGACCTCGGCCAACCTCAATGGCAACCCCCGGATCGAGCAGTACACGATCACCGGTGGCCGCGAGGCGTTCGACTACCACCGCGGGTGGATCGAGGGCATCATCGATCGGACCGACCCGTTCGAAGCGGGCGAGAAGCAGTGGGACTTCCACAAATGAACGAGGAAATCGGCCAGATCGACGGGGTGGGATTCGACGAGCTCGAAACCGAGCTACTGACCGCCCTTGTCCGGCTGGCCGGCCAGGGATCGGTGCCCGCGGCGACTCAGGCGAATCAGATTCTCGAGCGTCGCAGGGAAGCGGAGGCCGCTGGCCGGCATTCGGCCACGCTGACCGGCGCCGAGGCCGACCCCGGGGCTTTGTGCTACTACCTCGGCGAGCTCGAACAGCCGGTGGCCGTGGTTGAAGACCACCTCGATCGGCGGATGACCGCCGGGGAGAAAGATCGATATGAACAGGGCCGCACCGATCGCCAGATGGCCATCCGCGCGGCCGAATTGGACAAGGTACGCAGGGGCCGCGCCGCGCCGCAGAAGTGGATGCGGGCGAAGGGGCCGAAGTGACCGAAACCGACGACCTGCGCGACGTTCTCGCGCACCTCATACCGAAACAGCGCCTCGTGCTGCGGCACCTCGCCGCCGGCGACAACGCCCGAGCATCGGCGAAGCGTGCCGGGGTGCACGAGTCCGAGGTTTCCAAGTGGCGGAAGGTTGGCACGTCGTTTCGGGTGTGCCTCGACGCATTGAACGGAGATCCCGACCTTTGCGCCGCCGTCGATGACCTGCTGACCGACGACGACGAGGCCGCATCCGCGCAACGGAACAACGCCCCTAGCCGCGAGGAACTCGACGGCCAGCGCAAGCAACTCCGCGCCGAAATGGACGTGCGGAACATGGGCGCGGTCCGGTCCCTTTGGGATTCGGTGCCTGCGGCGATCTCCACCCTCACCGAGATCATGAGCGACGAGGACGCCAGCAACCGCGACCGACTCCAGGCCGCCCGCGAGGTGCTGACCCGATCGGGCGTTTCGGCCGACGGCGCCGTGGGGTCGGAGTCCGACGCCCTGCAACAGATGATCGAGGAGAAGAAGGCCGAACTGGCCGAGCGGGAGGCCGCGCTGGCCCGCCGCGAGGAGGAAATCGGCCAGCAAATCACCGACCGCGCCGCCAGCGCCACGCGCCCCAAGCTGGTGAAACGCGACCGGGAGTTGTAGCCCGTGGGAGTAGAGGAACGCGCGCAAGATTTCGCCGAGCTCCTCCAAACCACCATGCCGGAGGACGCCGCCGAGCTGTTCGAGGGGGTGCGCGAGCTGTGCCACGAATCCCGGCCAATGTGGAGGGCCCTCGCGCGCGTGCACCCCGCGCCGTTCCTCGAATACGCGATCAAGAACTCGGCCCCGAAATCCGACACGTTCGGCCAACCGATCCTGCTGGCGCCGTTCCACCTCGAAGGGCTGCAAACCGTCTACCTCGCCGATCGTGGCGTTTGGGTTTCGCCCCGTGCCCACGGTTCCTCGGAGGTGGTGCGCGGCCTGTCCGTTTGGTGGTTCGGGACCAATTCCGACGAGCTCCTGCGGTGGGTTGCCCAATCCGACGCCAAGGCAGCCAACTCCGTGAAGGTGATCGGGGACTACATCGAATTTGACAGCGAGGTGGCCGAGGTTTTCCCCGCCTTGAAGCTCCGGCCGGAAGACAGCAAGAGCCGCCGCGGGAAAATGGAATGGACCCTGCAGCGAGGGGGCCGAAGCGCCGACCCTTCGATCAAGGCCGTGGGCGTGACCAACTCGATCACAGGGGGCCGGGCGACCAAGTTGGTTTTCGACGATGCGGTGGATCGGCGCAACGCGATCACCCAACCGGCCCTGATGAAGCAAATCGAAACCGCGGTAACCGCCGACTGGCACAATCTCATGCTGCCCGGTGGCCAATTCGTGTGGCTGGCGAACACGTGGTCGGCCGTCGACATGACCCAGAAGCTACGCGCGCACCCGCTGTTCGTGGATCTCGTGCACGGCGTGGGCCGCGACCTCGAGCCCCTTTGGGAGGCAATGTGGCCGAAAGAGCGGCTCCAGGAACGCCTCGACGTGCTCGGCGAGTGGGCGTTCGAACTCCAGTTTGGCAACCGGATTCCCCGCGAGGGCCTGAAAATCAAGTGGGACTGGATCCGCTACATGGAGCCGCCGCCGCGCGAACGGCTGGTAGTCATCATGGGCGTAGACGCCGCCGAGCTCGACGACGACGCCGCCGACCCGACCGCGGCCGTTTTCATGGGCGTGGACAACATCGATCCCGGCGCCACCCGCCATTTCCTGCGCGCCGAGCAAAAGCGGTTGAAACTGCTCGAGCGCGTCGATTGGCTGATCAGCCTGATCAAGGAAATGGACCCCGACATAATCGCATTTGAGGCCAAATCCGAGGGCCGAGCATCGGCCGCCCTGATCGAGAACGAAACCGGGATCGAGTGTCGGCTCGTCACCCCGACAGTTTCGAAACGCCTCCGCATCGGCGAGCACGCCCCCATGTTTCGCCGTGGTCAAATATGGTTCAGCCCGGCCCTCCGCCCCGAGGTGGTGGTGCGAAACCAGGGGCCCGAGGCCGCCGATCCAGTGTCGGAAATCATGGGATCGATCAATACCGACAACGTGATGGACGCGGCCGAAGTCGCCATCCGGATCAGTGTCGAGGAATTCGGGGCCAATCCGGCCACCGCCCTGCCGATGGTGACCTACGATCAATTGCTCGCGGGCGAGATCGACGCCGACGAGCTTGCTGAAATCGTTGACCAAACCCGGGAAATCCCGCACGATCCGGAACAGGATCGGGCAACGGCCGCCGACGGCCAATGGTGGACAGCCCCGGAGGATTGATGTAACCCTCCGGGGATAATCCCCTCGGAGGTTTTGTGGCGACGCACCCTTGGATCGGCACGAAGTGGTGGAATTCGGTAATCCAAGGATACCGGAATTTCACCCTGGGACTGGCCGGGAAGCGCCTCGACAAGGAAATCCCCGAAGGCCACGTTCTTATCCCCGGTTCCCGGAATATCCGCCTCGCCGAAGACGACGAATCCGACCTGCTCTATTTTGCCCGCGGAGGCCGCGACGCCTACCGCTCGCTGACCACTGACTACGAGCAATACGAGCACCGCGCCCGATCGCACGGGATGGCATGGCAAGACGAGGCCCGGAAGGCCTACGACTATTTCGAGGCCGAGGTTTGGGTTTTCGTCTGTGTCCGGGCGATCATGACCGCGGCCGCCAAGGTGGAGGGGGAGTTTTACCTGCCAGACGGCAAGGCGAAGATCCCATTTACCAACCTGCTGACCGATCGGTTGCTCGACGTACCGAACCCGAATCAATCCTTTTCCGACCTGCTCGAGGAAACGGTGGCCTATGGGCTGCTGACAGGCATGGGCCTTTGGGACATCGGCGACCGGATCGCCGGTGGCCGGCTGCTGAATTCGCTGTGGAATATTCAGCCGGATCGACTGTACCCGTGGGGCGACGAGCGAACCCTCGTGCTCGGGTGGAAATACTACGACCCCTATCACGCAACTCGGGACATTGAACCCGAAGACGTGGCGTGGTTCCGGCAGTTCCGGCCCGGGTATGCCCGCCTCGGAATGGGCAGGGTAGCATCCGCCGGCGCCTCGGCCGAAGAGGCGAATTCGATCCGATCGTGGCGCAAAAACTTCTTCAAGAACAACGCGATCCCCGCCGGTTGGATCGAGACGCCGAAGCGCCTCCACGGGTCTGTCGTCGAGATGATCCGCGACGAATTCAAGCGGATCCACAAGCCAGGATCGAACGAGCCCGGGATCTTCCACAGCGGCGCGAAATACAACCAGGGGCAAATCGGCGGAAAGGGCGGGGCATTTCGGCAAGACCGGGAAGACGCCAAGCGCGAGATCCTGGCCAGCTTCGGGGTTTTCCCGGCGATCGTGGGCGACACGGAGAGCTCGAATCACTGGACCGTGCTCGAGCAACATCAGATGTTTTGGTCGCTGACCGTCGGGCCGGAGTTGAACAGGATCGCCAACGCGATCACCCGGCAGGTGTGTCCGCACCTCGGGATCAAGGGCCTGCGGTTCAGGTTCAAGCTCGAGGATATCCCCTATCTCGACCAGGGCCGGCAGCAACGCGAGGCCGACTGGCGGATCGAGGTTCAGCAGGGCCTCGTGACGATCGAGGAGTACCGGGAGTGGAAGGGCTACGGGGAATTCGTGCCCGGCCACACCGCGCTTGTGCCGATGGGGTCACTACCCGAGATCAAGGGGAAGGACGCGGCCGAGGCAGAAACCAAGGCCGACGACCCCGACGACGAGCCGGATCCCGACGATTCCGCAGGGGGGCCGCCTGAGCGGCCGCCGGGCCGAGGTGCAAAGGCGCCCTACGATCAAGACTGGACCGACGGCGACGTGGTGGCGAAGCACTCGCGCGACTATCTCGCACGCCGCCGAAAGAACGAAGGGCATGTGGCCGCCGAGCTGAAACCGATCTGGGAGAAGCAAGGCGATCGGGTGATTCGGGCGCTGGAGACGGCCGGTGGGATCGCACAAGCCAAGAACGCGGCCGGAATCGCGCGCCGCGCTCGATTGACCTCACCGATCGAGAGGGACCGGGCCCTCGTCGACATCTCGAAGGCAATCACCGTCGACGAGATCCTCGGGGTCATGGCCGAGGCCGACCTGATCGCCCTGTCCGAGGTGATCGGCCGATCTGGCCTGACCATGATGAATGTGGAGGGCACGTTGACGATCGCCGGGCTGGCACCGGGCGAAACGCTCAACCTCACCGACGCGATCGTCTCGGATTGGATGGTGCACAGCCAGGACGCCATGAAAGGGGCCATGGCAACGGCCGAGTCCCGTCTCAAACGCTCGCTGGCGCAGGGTCTCGTCAACGGCGACCCCCTGCGGGATCTCCGGTTGCGGGTGGAGCGCGTCTATACCCAGATGAGCCACACGCACTCAGCGATGATTGCCCGAACCGAGACCGGGGCCGCGATGAACCGCGGGATCGTCGAAGGCTACGCGATCGGCGATAGCCCCGGAAAGGGGTGGTTGACCATGCGCGACGGCGACGTGCGAGGGAGCCACGGGGGCCTCGATTTCAGCCGCTACGGATACATCGGAATCCGCGAATCCTGGATGGTCGACGGGTTCGCGTTGCAGCACCCCGGCGACTACGCCGCCCCGTTCGAATTGACCCACCGTTGTCGATGCACGACGGTCCCGCAGGTGAGGTGAGCATGGCCAAGGGAAAGCACGCCCGGAAAAAGCAGCGCAAATCCGAGCCCGTGTGGCGGGTTCCGGCCTCGCACACCACCCCGAACGGTTCGGCCGAAGTGTGGAACAGCAAGGAAGCCCGCGCGGCCGTGATCGAGTGGGCGACCGCCGACGACGGCGACGTCGATTTCAGCAAGCTGCGGCAGGCGTGCCTCTATTTCGACGCCGACCGCGCCGGCGACGTGCGCGCCTACCGGGGAATCCACCACCGGGTGAAGGCCGGCGAACTCGTGGTCGACCAACGCCGGGTGGGCATCCTCGAGGCCAAACTCGCCGATCTGTGGGGGAAGACCGTGCCCGAAGCAGTGAAAGACGCCGCCGAGGCGCACCTCGAACACCACCGCCGCAGCCGTTCGGCGAAAGCCGACGCGCGGCCGCCGTGCCTCAATTGCGGCTACACCGCACCGGCGGAGATCGAGGCGTGCCCGTTGTGCGGCGCCGTTCCACCGAAGGCCAGCTCCGATCACGGGTTCGTGGTCTGGGCACCGCTGCCAGCCGAGGCCGCCGAGGCGTGGGAATCGGCCCGGCAGGGGGTCTCGCGCATCCTCGGCGGGGAGGAATTGCAAGGGGACGGATCGCCGCATGTGACCCTGCTCTACCTCGGGCAGGTGCCGGCCGAGCGGCAGGCCGAGGCCGTGGAAGTGGCCCGGCAGGTGCTTTCGGGTTCCCAGCAGGTCACGATGAAGCCGCTCGGGATCGGCACATTCGAACCGACCGACAACAGCGAGGGCCGCACCCCCGTTTTCGTCGATTTCGGCGACGCCGGCGCCGACATCAATCTCGCCCTGCTGCGGGCGCTTGCGCCGTTTGTCGAGGCAAAGCAATTCCCGGAATTCCACGCCCACGCGACCCTCGGGTACATCGATCGGGAGCTGGCCGACGCCGAGCTGGCCGCCCTCGAGATGGCCACCCCGCCGGGGAAGGCGTGGCCGCTGGAAACGGTCCAGATTCGCAACGGCGACGCCGACGTGGCCTCCGTGGCCCTGTCCCTGGCCAAGGGAATCCCGATCGCGCTGTTCGATCTGTGCCGACCGAAGGCCCTGGCCAAGGTCGACGACGATGCCGGGGTGGCCAAGCTGCACGACGAGATCCACCGTACCTGGATTTCGGAAAACGACGACGCCGGCCACGGCGGTTGGGCGAACGCTCACACCATGATCGTTCAGGAGTTGGCGCGACGAGGGACCGTACACCCCGCCGCGCCCGCCGGAACGGAAGACCTTGACGGGCTCGCGGCGGTTCTATCCAAGCGGGTAAACCGGCAAGCACCGCGGACCGTTGATCCGAGCTCCCCCGCGGCCGGCGCCGAATTGGGATCACCAGATCCCGTGCCCGTTCCCGCCGTTCCGCGGGGGTTCTCCGGGATCAAGGTCGCCAAGGGCATGCAGATCCAGCGAATCTGGAAAGCAGGCCTCGCCGACGCCGACGACGTTTGGCGCGGGTTGGTCTACGAGCCGTGGACGCTCGACGCGCACGATCAGTGGATGAGCGCCGACACGATCCGCCGGATGGCCCGGTTGTGGCTCATGCGGCACCAGGGTTTCAACGAGGAGCACAAGCGGGCCCTGCCCACGCGCGAGGTGTTCGTTTCGATGTCGTGGATCCCCGACGTGGATTACACCGGCGCCGACGGCGAGGAATACAAGGCCGACGCGTGGTACGTCGAGGTGAAATTGTTTGGCGACACGCTCGAACGGGCCAAATCCGGCGATTTCACCGGGTACAGCCTCGAAGGCGATGGTTTCCTCGTCGACCACCGGGAAATGAACTACGAAGCCCTCGCATAAAACCGCTTGACGTGCCCGCGCCGTTTCAACAGGATTAGAAACAGCTTGCCGGTTGTGTGCCCGCTCCAGGAGAGCGCGTGCCGGATTTCTCCACACCCCGCCCCGTCACTGCCGACGATTTGCCGTCGGGCTGGACGGATGACGAGCGCGC